CTGTTCGTGAAGCTACACAGCGCTCCTAGCACCCTTAACTCACGTTCCTTTATTTCACGGTCCGCGAAGGCGCGCATCGGCATTACTGACCACGGCCTCTTGTTCTCGCTAAAATGGGATGTCGTCATCGAGTATCTCCTTCACTGTCTTAACGTCAGTCACCGTCGCACCCATATCCGCAAAGATGCTACGCGTCTTCTCGACCAGCTTGTTATCAGCCGACCATGCGTTCACGATAGCCGCGACCTCTTCAATGCAATACACCAGCGCGTCTGGCATTTCCTTCTTCATCTCCGGCACGTCATGCCTGTTGCGCACCAGTGCTATCACACCGCCATCCTTCATTGCCGCAGTCCACGCTATCTGCTCTATCTGCCTTCCGCCAAGCTCGGTGGCCTTCTGCTCTAGCACAGCATAAGCGCGTATCGTTACAGCCACCTGCTCCTCAACGTCTATCGGGTCTTCCTTCTCGATAGCCGCGTTCAGCCTATCCATCTGTTGCCAATACCTATCACGCAATGCCTCATCGACTAGCATAGGCAATCTATCGATGCCCCACTTTCGCTCATATTCAGACACAACCCTATCATGCTCTGTCAGGCTGTTCTGTATCTTCCGATAGCTTGCCTCGCTTGTTACCTTCGTACCAAGCAACCGCCTCATCCCTGTACTATCAGGCTTCCTTACTCTTCTCTGCTTTGCCATTACTCTACCCCTTATCCGCGTGTGATATGTGAATGTGAAACCCCTATAGGGTTTTTCACATCACACACACACCATGCGACTATGTGATGTGACGTGTGATTTAACGATTTTACAATCACACATTATCTCCCAAGTCCTTGTTTAACCATACTTTGTTGTCTTCTATGAAAATCACACGCTTTTGCTGTAATGCCGCCCTTGCATCCCTACGCTTGCCACTGGTCAAATCAGGCGTTTTCACACGGTGCGCGTCATGCCAAGCCGTCACTGTGACCCTATCACGACCCAGCTCAACCGCTGTATTACGCAACGCCTGCAACGCTATCGACTGGTCACTTGTCAGCTTCACGCGCCTGCTTTTGCTCGGCGCATCCACCGGCTTCATCACCACCGACACATCATCTATCAGCGCGATAGGCACCATCTCGAAGCACATATCCGGGATAGGCTCTGCATCCTTCTGCTTCTCCACCGACAGCGTGACAACGCTCTCTAGCTTCGCCGTCTTGATAACCGTGTCACACGCACCCAGCAACGCAGTTGACCCACGCATACCACGCGCCGCGTCCTTCCCGCTGTGATGTATCGCCACAACCGCAGACTTTGTGTGCCGCTTTACAGCTTCACACGCATCCACAAACAGCCCCATATCCGTCGAACTGTTCTCATCACCGCCGAGCAACGCCCTCGCGACCGTGTCGATGAACACAGCGCTGAACGTCAGGCCAAGCTCGTCAATCGTGCGCAACAGTCTCTCGATATCCTCTTGCTCGCGGAACCGCACAGCCACCGGCAGGACGTGGAACGGCACTTCATGCGTCATCTTATAGTGCGCCTGCCATGCCTTTATCCGCTTGCCTAGTCCGCCAACGCCCTCACCGGCTATATATAACACCGCACCCGGTGCCACTGCCTGCGTGTGCCACGCCTTCGCGTAAGCCAGCGACAGCGCCATATCAATCGCAACGAATGACTTACCGGCCCCCGGTTCACCATACAGCACGCTAAAACCATGCTTGGTAAACACGCCGTCTACCAGCCATTCCACAGGCGGCATGTTGCGCAGATAGTTGATATCGTATGTCTCGAACACATCCGCACGCGGCTCTGTGTCAGGCTCTACCATGTCAGGCGCGACAGATAACGGCTCGGCAGCTTGCACCAACTGCGCCAGCTCTGCCGTTGTACCGCCCTGCGCGAACCAATCATACACGTCCTGCTTATCCGATAACCCCGGCAGACTAACCCTGCTGACGCTCGATGCGACTGGCATCAGGTTCGCTATAACCATGTCCGCGTGTAACTGCCCCGGCTCATCAGCATCAGGCAACACAATCACCTGACGGCCCGTAAACCATGTATTGAGGTCCGCTGACCACTTCTTCGCGCCACCATGACTTGTCGTTGCAACAGCGCCCAGCTTTATCAGCGCTTCCGCACACTTCTCACCCTCGACAACGAATATTGCCTTGTCCGGGTTTTGCATTATGCCGACTAGGTTGTACGGTAGCGGTGTCACATCCTTCATGTTCCACAGCCAGCCGCCATTGCCGTCGGGTTTACGCTGCCGAAACGTCTTCGGCTCGTAGCGCACAACCTGATACGCAACCTCGCCGTCGTCGTTGACGTAGTCGTACACCTTGCTGATGTACTTTGCCGGCGACAGCTTATCTTGTGCCTGCCTCGGCACGCCGAAGCGCTGTTCTAGTATCTCCGGCAGGCTCTTCAGTCCTGCGCCTTCATTGATGCGCACCATGTCAATGACACCGCCGCCTTCGTTAGCCTCGAAGTCGAACCAAGTGCCCTTGCGCGTGTCTACGCTCTTCGAGCCATGATTGCCCCAGCGCAACTCGGTGCCACGCTTTTCAGCAGGCTCACCCCAGTAATGCTTGGCTATCGTCTCGATGTATGCCGCTATGTTTACAGTCATTTCTATCCCCTATCCCCTTTAAAGAAGGGGTGCCGGAAAAGGGAGGAAAACCGGCACCCCTAACAAGCTAGAACAAGTTGGAGGCCTCGTTCTGGCTCGGCGCTACCGACTCTGGAGCCGGCGCGCTAACCGCCGTAGCGGTATCCATTTTGGAGCGGTCGAACCATCCAGTGATGGACCACTCAGGCACCTTGAAGCGGTTCTCGCCTTGAGGTGTATTGACTGTGACAGTCTTTGTGCCGCTGATTGTAACCTGCGGAACCTCGCCGGGATGGTTCGCTCTCTCAGCCTCATACTGGTTATGCAGGCTATCGAACTGACGGATAACCGTCTTTGCCTGCGATGAGAACTCACGCAATCCCATGTCCTTGCCAAACAACCGCACGCGAAACGCCTGCTTGTGTTCGTCGGTCGGGCGTGCAGGCATCTGCTCGCCAACCTTAACCATTTGGAAGTCAGGCGCGCCACTGGCAAACGATAGCCAGCCCACTTCCAGCGTGTCGAAGTCCATCAGGACGGACAACGGCAACGCCATCTCATGGTTACTTTTCTCCCATTCACCAGATGCGTTCTGCGCCCGGTCCTGCCTGATGAAGTCTCCCGCCTTTGCGTCAAACTTAATGATAGGCACGATGTTACCACCGCCCCCGCCTTCGCTTACTAAACCTAAAGCCATGTTTCTACTCTTTCGCTTTGAACTGACGGATAGCGTCCGCCTCGCATTGCCGTATGGCAACTCCTATTTGCATCGCTACCTGTGGCACGATTGCATTACCTAATCCTTTAAGTCGGTCCACCCTTCGGGGTATCCCATGAGCCACTCTACAAACGTCGGGTTCAGCTGCCCAGAAACCCTTTTCCCCTCTGGCTTCTCTACAGCGTAATCCAGCCTGTCTCGCATCGTTTGGTTCTGCCCCGACCCCTTGTGGTCTGACGCTGTCGGTGTGGGCCACATGCTCACCGCTTTCGGCAAGTCGCGCTCTTTGCCCTTCATGCTCCGACCGCTTGGCCCCTTCCAGTCCCTCGCTTGCGGTGTGGGCCACATCCGCGCTTGGTCCGCCAAGTTCGCCCCAAACTTTAGGTCGGGATTGGTCTGGCTGATGCGCCTGCCCCTCTCGTCCAGCTTGCGCGGCCCGCCCGTCCCGTCCGATGTCCTCGGAGTAGCCCACAATCCAGACCCTGTCTCTTCGGTGCGCGGCATCGACACTGCAAGCCGGAACAATAAACGGCCTTGTGGTGTAGCCATCGGCTTCCAAGTCAGCCAGCACCGTGTCGAGGCCCATGCTGACGTGACCATAAACATTCTCGAAAACGCACCAAGCGGGTCTTTTGCGTGCAACAATCTCGCGGATGTACGGCCAGATGTGGCGGTCATCCGCTTCGCCCCTGCGCTTCCCGGCGTGTGAGAAAGGCTGGCAGGGGTATCCGGCTGTGAGGATGTCGCACTCTGGAATAGTTCCTTCTGGGTCATTTGCAAGCTCCTTTACATCTTCAGCAATCGGCACATCAGGCCAATGCTTTGCTAATACTTTGCGGCACCACGGCTCAACATCGCAGAACATGACAGGGCGAGACAAACCAGCCCACTCGAAGCCCAGCGAGAACCCACCAATGCCGCTACATAAATCAACGTGCCTCATCATTCGCACATCAACTCCCTTGTTATCATGCAGAACTCCATAAACGACATCTCGCACGCGAAACGCCAATCGTATTTTTCATGCTTATCCATCGCCGGGGTGTATGTTGCTAGCATTGCCATCGCCTCGATAGGCACACGCCAGCGCTCTTCTAGCCGGTCACCTTTATATACCAGCGCCGGCATCTTACCCGCCTTTGCCGCCGCCGCGCAGGCTTGGTCCCACCATCGAGGGTCAGCAAACGCGCTTGTCTTCTGGTAGCGCTTGCACTCAATCACGAATGGAAACGCGTCGTCTTCGCACAGCAGGTCAGGCAACTCAGCCTCGCGCCATTGCGCAAGCACGCGCTCGAACTTCAGCCCTAGCTCATCTTCGAGCCGTACACGGACATCGCGCTCGTAGGCGCTTCCTTTGTTACGCGGATTGACCATTGCGCGCTGCCTTTATAAGTCTGTCCAAGTCCTCGGTGTTCTGGTTCAGCCGCTTGGCTAGTTCCAGCTCAAGTATCTCGTCAGCCAGAGAGGCCATAGAACGGTGCGCAGACTGCGCGACGCCTTGTTTCAGCATCTCTACAGTGCGCGGTCTAAGCCGCAGTAGCGTTGGTTTCGTGTCAGCCATAATATTTTCTCTCAAAAAAAGTACACACTACCCTTGATAATGATATCACTAAGATATATATAGTTTATGTAGGGTTGATGTTCGGTTGACCTACTTAACCAAAAGGGAGTTAATATCATGGCTAAGTTCACAACAGATTATGTGTTTAACACTGCAACACACATGAACGGTATGACCAAAAATGAGATGGTTTGCTTTCACTTGTACAACCCCAACGGCTTAGTTTCTAAACTGCCTGACTTCGATGATTTTTTGCATGGCGATGTTTTTTTAGTTGGTTGTCAATGTATTTATGGTCGCCACAACAACCATCATGCCGAATGGTTGCGCGGTGTTTGTAACAAGCCAAAAAGCTACACCAAGTGGTCTTTAATGTATCACTTAACGAAGCTGGCTGACGCTGTTGAAAAAGCCCCACAGGTAATCGCAGACGCAAAGGCGGCGGCTTAACAGCCCCGCCAGCAAAGGGAGTTAATATAATGGAATTTCAAACTGACGCATCGACGTTAATATTAGAAAGTGTGACAGACACAAAATCAGCAGAAAAGTTTATCTTCTCTTTGTTTGCCTGTGACTTGGGCTACCACTTAGACGATTGTGCTATTGACTGTTTGCAAAACACTGGCTTGCCTTTGCATGTGTTGCAAACGATACAGCGCAATGCCGACAAGTGTTTCGATTTTTTAGACGACCCATTCGAGACATGCTACGAGGCAATGTCAGCGTTAGACCCAGATGGCGATAAAAGCACAGAAGAACATTGCAACAAGGGGGAGTAGTTATGAAGCGCATAGCCTATTATCGTGTATCGACACAGCGCCAAGGCCTATCGGGTCTTGGCCTCGAAGCTCAACGCCACGCGCTCGCTGGTTATGACATTGTCGCGCAATACACTGAAGTCGAAAGCGGCAAGAAGTCGTCACGCCCAGAGCTAGCCAAAGCGCTAGCCCACGCAAAAGAGATAGGCGCAACGCTTATCATTGCCAAGCTAGACCGTCTCGCTCGTAACGTTCACTTTATCACTGGGCTACTCGAAGCCGGCGTGCCTATCGAGTGCGCTGACATGCCAGAAGCAGACCGCACCTTCCTACAGATGGCGGCTGTGTTTGCCGAATGGGAAGGTCGCCGTATCTCTCAGCGCACAAAGGACGCGCTAGCCGCCGCCAAGCGCCGTGGCGTAAAGCTCGGCTCACCAACACCCAGCAAGGGTGGCGCGGCTAACGCAGGCATCCGTCGTGACGCAACCGCGCAGGTTGCGCCGCAGGCAATGCCGGTCATCACAGCATTACGCAATGCAGGCCAGTCTCTGCGTAGCATCGCATCAGCGCTTAACGACGCGCAGATACCGACGGCGATGGGCCGTCAATGGCACGCCTCAAGCGTGCGCAACTTAATCAACGCATAGGGAGTTAATCATGCAAGCAATCGTAACGCTTTCTTTATACGCACTCATCAGCCTGTCTATCGCAGGCTGGTTTAACCTGTTCGGCCCGGANTANACTTGGTGGAACGTCATCTATATATTGGGGAATTGATATGCAAAGCGAAAGAAGAAGGCAAATTATCATTCAATACAAAAGCCTTCAGATTGGTGAGGAAA